GGAATATAACATTATTCAGTCCAGACGAAACTGGTGGATTATATAGTGCAATGAATGACAATGCTGATTTCAAGCGACTATATGAAAAATATGAACATACAAGAGGTATAATGAAGAAAAAGATAAATGCTAGAAAACTAGCTGAAATCTTTGCAAAAGAAAGATTAGAAACTGGACGCATTTATGTCATGAACATTGACAATGCTAATGAGCATGGGTCATGGGATGCACCAGTATACATGAGTAATCTTTGCCAAGAAATTTTACACCCAACAGTTCCCATCAAGTCTATAGATGACAAAGAGGGAGAGATTGGTATTTGTATTTTGTCAGCACTAAACTTGCTAGAATTAGATAGCGACAAAGATTTAGAACGAGCGTGTTCTATTGCAGTAAAATCTTTGGAATCTATCATTGACTATCAAGATTATCCAGTTGAGGCTGGAGAAAACTTTACGAAGAATCGTAGATCTTTAGGAATTGGAATTACTAATTTTGCTGCATTTTTAGCAAAGCACAAATTAAAGTATGAAGATCCAGAGACATTAAAGTTAGTACATGAAACAATGGAAAAGATCCAATGGCATCTATTAAATGAGTCTTGCAAATTGGCTCAAATAAAGGGGCCATGCAATAAGTTCGATGAAACTAAATATTCTCGCGGTCTATTACCGATTGATTGGTATAAAAAGACAGTTGACGAATTAGTTAAGCCAGAGTATACTATGGATTGGGAAGGTCTTCGTTCTAGAATTAAAGAGTACGGACTAAGACACTCAACCCTTACCGCCATAATGCCCTGTGAGTCCTCTAGCGTCATCCAGAACAGCACAAACGGCATTGAGCCTGTCAGAAGTCTAATGTCTTACAAGAAGGCTAAAAACGGCATCCTAAAGCAACTGGTGCCAAATTATGCTTCTCGCAAGAACTATTACACTTTGGCATGGGAAATGCAAGATAACAAAGCAATACTAAATATTTGTGCGGTTCTTCAAAAATTTGTAGATATGAGTATTAGCGTGAATTTATACTATAATTATGCACATTATTCTGAAGGCAACATTCCCTTGAGCATTTTAATCAAAGATCAAATCCAAGGGTATAAATATGGTGTTAAGAACTTTTATTACTGTAATACCCCTGACGGCGACGGGCAAACAGAAAAATCCACTGGATGTGAAGGGGGGTCTTGTTCTATATGAAAACTATATTAAATAATCATAATGTTGATTACTTATCTCAGCCCTTGTTCTTAGGAGAAGATCTTTCTCTACAGAGATATGATAAGTTTAAATATCCTGTATTTTTTGATCTATACAAGAAACAGCTTGAATTCTTCTGGAGGCCAGAGGAAATAGAACTCAAAAAAGATCGTAATGATTTTAAGAATGAAGATGTAATGTCTGAAAACGAAAAGTTCATCTTTACATCTAATCTAAAATATCAGACTATGATGGATAGTGTTATTTGCAGAGGAGTTCCAACATTAACACAATATGTTTCTAATCCAGAATTAGAAGCTTGCATGAATGTTTGGCAGTTCTTTGAACAAATCCATAGTTATAGTTATACATACATTATAAAGAATGTATATAGCAATCCAAGTGAAATACTTGATAGTTGCTTAACCGATAAAGAAATTCTAAAACGGGCCAACGTGGCAATTAAAGAATACAACGCTTTACGAGAGATAGGTCATTCTGGCAAACTAAAAGATATTAAAAAGCAAATTTACCTAACTCTTATAAGCGTCAATATACTTGAAGCGGTGAGATTTTACGTATCATTTATTTGTGCTTTCGCATTTGCTGAAAACAAAAAGATGATCGGCAATGCTGATATCATTAAGCTTATTAAGCGAGATGAAGCACTACATCTTTATAATACTCAAGAAATTATCAAGATTCTTCATAACAACGAAGAAGAAGGATTCATTAAAATAGCAGAAGAATGCAAAGATGATGCTATTGCCATGTTTGAATCTGCCGCGTCAGAAGAAAAGGCTTGGTCAGAATACTTATTCAAAGATGGATCAATTATCGGATTAAATGAAAAAGTAATGGCCCAATACATAGATTGGCTTTGCATGAGTCGTAGAAAGACAATCGGGCTACCATATGATAAGAGTTGTAAGAATCCTATTTCTGGATGGACAGATCCTTGGATGAATAGCGAATCAGTTCAAGTGGCACCACAAGAACATGAAATTACATCTTATAAAATTGGTGCAAGTAAAAATGACTTAGAGGATATGGACCTTGGAGGACTGTTATGATAGCTGTTGAGAATAATGAGATTACAACAACTGGTAATGTCATTTCTGTAAAAGTTCAAATCTTAAAAGATAATGCTAAAGTTCCAACAAAAACTAATTTTAATGATGCTGGATTTGATTTATATTCTAATATTGATACCATCATACCACCAAAACAACGCAAGACTGTCAGCACTGGGATAGCAATACAAATGCCAGAACATTTTGCTGGATTGATTTGGCCTAGATCGGGCCTATCAGTCAAGCAAGGAATAGATGTATTGGCTGGAGTAATAGATAGTGGTTATAGAGGAGAGATAATGGTATGCTTATACAACACTTCTGATGAAAATGTTAGTATAAATATCGGGGATAGAATCGCTCAGATTATATTCCAAGAGGTTCCTCACGTAATTATGGAGGTCCATGAATCGTTAGGTTCCTCGCAACGGGGAGACAACGGCTTTGGCAGCAGCGGCACATAACAATCCGAAAAAAAATAAAAAATCTAAACAAGAACCAAAACAAAATGTCTTAGTAGCAAAAACAGAAAATCAAAAAGACTATATTAGATCTATCATAGAAAATGATATAATATTTTGCACAGGTCCATCTGGAACTGGCAAGTCTTTTATTGCTGCCGGTGTTGCTGCTGAACATTTAATGAAGGATAAAATAGATACTATAATTGTAACTAGACCGCTAGTTTGTACTGGTAAAGACATAGGCTCTTTGCCGGGAGAATTAGGAGAGAAGATAAAACCATATTTACAACCAATGGAAGAAAATCTTAAATACTTTCTTGGTAGAGACAAGTTTGGTTTATATTATAACACACGTAGAATTAGATTTGAGCCGCTAGAAACAATGAGAGGGTCAACATTTCACAATGCATATATGATTTTAGACGAAGCCCAGAATTGCACTCTTGAACAAATTAAAATGTTTATAACAAGAATGGGCGAAAACTCTAAGGTCATGATTAATGGAGATACCAAACAAACTGATCTATATCGCGGTAATGGTCTGTTAGAATGTATAGATAAATTATCTAATATAAATGGTATAGGAATTTGTGGTTTAGGCTATCAAGATATACAGAGGAATGGAATATTGGGTGCTGTGCTACATGCACTTGAATCATAAGGAATTATTGGAGATTTAATGAAAAAGGCGATTGTCAGTTTTGCAAGTGGTAAAAAACATACTGAATTACTTGGTATATCTATACCATCTTTCTATAGACATTCTGAAAAATTTAATTATGATTTAATAATTCCATCTCATAATAAAATAAAAGAGATATGTAATTTATTTAATTGGGATTTAAGCCGAGAGCCATCTTGGCTTAAAATCCCAATATTAAAGTATTTACTAGAAATAGAAAATTATGATTTAGTATGTTGGCTAGACTCAGATGTTGTAATTGCAAAACATTCTGAAGATATATGTAAAACATTTTGTCAATCTCCATGCATACAAGCTTTGACATTTCACCAAGTTGCTGGAATATCATTCTCTGTACCAAACTGCGGTGTATGGTTCCTTAAAAAAGATTGTGTATCATTATTAAATGAAATATGGAATAATGAAAACTCAATAGATCGCTTGTGGTGGGAGCAGGGGTCTTTAATAGATTTGATGTTTAAAAATCAAGATATTTTTTATAAAACACATGAACTAGATTATTTATATAATGTTCATATCCATGATTTAAGATTCACACAAAATAGTGAAAAAGATGGTATAATCTTACATGCCACTATGCACGGCGACAATATGGCTAATAAAATGAAATTCTGGATAGATTCTCAACAATCATAAGAGTTAAATATGTTATACGATTACATTTGTGATACTTGTTCACATGAAATGAAAGATGTTTATCAATCAATAAAAGATGATGCCATCACTCTGTGTCCCAACTGTGCAAATGAAACGCTTAGAAGGGTAATATATGGTGGTATAGGTTGTTTTATGAAAGATACAAAAACAATTGGTAGCCTTGCCGATAAAAATTGGTCCAGCAAAGGACATTACGAAAAATCAGAGATAGAAGCAAAGTCTCTTAAAAAAGAGGAAAAATCACCACTGGCTTCGTTCGGATCGGCCAGTAAAAAAGAAATTAATAAAATGACAGATGACCAAAAAACTAAATATATTATGACAGGTGAAAAATGAAATTTATAAATTCATCAGATAGTGCGGAAAATGTAGATTACAAAGAGGTTTCAGAAATTAGTCTAAATAAGCTAGGAAGACCTATAATCGATGATTCTGAACGTGTGTTTGCAAAAATGCTGATTCAAAACTCAGCTGATAAACAGCAGACTAAATATGCAATTCTTACATTTAACAATCAGCCATATGATCCATACGGTGTAGATAGTCATAGAGAGTCTAATTTAAATCTTAATATTAAACAGGTTAATCAGCAAACATATAATTACTACGTATCTTACTTGAAAACAAAAAATCAGTTGTACTTGACAAGATCGCAAAGGAGTTTTATAAATGGCTAAAACAGGTCCGCTTGGCAAAGCAGAAGCCTTCTATGTAGAAGAAAAATTCAAAACTGGAACACCAGTTGAAGAAATTGCACAAGACTTAGATAGAGCTATTAATGCGGTAGAAAAACATATTAAGAAAGCTAAGATAGAAAAACCAAGAACTGTTGTAGAACAGCAATTTGTCAGACAGGGCGGTGCTACAATTATGACAGAAAATGCCTCATTTATGATAGATCAAAAAAGAAAACCAACCATTAACAATCAAAGCTGTGTGACGAAAATAAAATGAGTAATTTCATAAATTCATATCAAGGATGGCTAGAAGAATATAAAAAAGACAAGTATCAAACTTGGATAAGAGCCATACTTAGCGATAATCAAGAAGTATATTTACGTAATTATAATGAATGGTTAGAGTTGAAGAACTTCTGTAAAAGCAATGAATTGTCTGTAGATAAAATTGGATTACAATATAAATCTAATTCTATAGAAATTGATACAAAGAATACTGATGGTGTATATCTAACAAAATCTATTTTTGCAAGCTTTGGGCAACAGGAAAAACAAACATATACTGTTGGAAAAGTTTATGGATCTACAGTTAAAAAGACGATATGGATTATACCAGAACTCATACAACAATTAGAAGAAGAAGATCCCATTGAGCAATGTTTTGAAGAAGCTATAATATATAACTATGCCAAATCCAGACAAACCAGAACTATTTAATCAAGATTATCAAAAAAGCTGGTCAACTACTCATAAGTACAAACATATTCATACTGGTGAGTATTGTACATTTGAATCATATGTTGCCGAGTATATCGTATTGAGAAGATCTGAAAAATTGAATTTAGGAAAGCCATCATATAAATTTTGGACTAAGGGTGATCCTCTGCACTGGTTATGGAAGAAGCAACACGGTGCAGCACTACAATTAAAGAAAAAGTATAGCGAAGAAGCAATATTACAAGCTATACAATCTAAAGATTTTGATAAACTACTGGTACTTGGAATTCAGAATGGGCGAGGCTATAAAATTAATCCAGAGGCTGAAAAAGTTATAGCCAAATACCACAAAAAGATTGAAGAAGAAAAAAATAAGCCTCAAGTTAATCTTGAAGCAAAAGAAGAAAATACACCGCTTGAAACCAGAGCGTCTGGAAGCTATAATACAAAAAGGACAACGTTGAACAAACTGAGGAATTTATGAGCAAAGTCAAAAAAACAACTGGCAAGTTTTCAGAAGACGCAGTTAGTAATTCAATAGTAAGCAAATATGGAGATGTTGTTAGGAGTGGAACAGAAGTTCTACAAAATATAAACAACCTTGGTGTTATAGGAATATCTCCAGCACTAGATATTGCTCTTGGTGGAGGTTTAAGAGAAGGGTCTGTTGTAGTAATGACAGGAGATCCTAAGAGTGGAAAGACTACAACGGCATTGCACTTTGCTGCTAAATGTCAAAAACTTAATAAACGAATCATCTATATAAATACAGAAGGTAGATTATCTAAACAAAACTTTGATGGCATTAAAGGTTTAGAGCCAGATAACATCATAATCATAGAGTCAACAGATGAAAGAGTTTTGTCGGCAGAAGACTTTCTTAACATCATTGAGTTTTATATTAATAATGATCCAGGCTGTGTTATTATTACAGATTCATTATCTAACATGGTTCCAGCTTGTGAACTAGAAGGTGAAGTCAGAACTGGCGTAAGAAACGCTCTACCTAGATTACTATCCATGTTCTTTAAGCGTATCAGTGGTACGCTTATGAAAAATAAAACTATACTTATTTGTATTACACACAATATTGCTAACACTGGTGGATCTCCATATGCACCACAGAAGATGGCAGATTGTGGAAACATGTTACAATATCAAGCTGGTACAAATATGGTGATTACCCATCGTGGGAAATGGCAAGTGCCAAAAGATACTGGCGTCCATGTTGGTCAGATAGCAAACTGGGTAATAAAAACATCCACCGCTGGAGGTAGACCAAATAGCACGGCAGAAAGCTGGATTAAATACGGGGTTGGTGTTGACGAAGTACAAGAGATAATTCAGATTGCTTGCGAATTTAGACTTATAAAAGCCGCTGGTGCTTGGTATACTATACAGTCTGCGGTAGACGAACCAGATAATCCAATAGTTGCCAAAGTATTAGAAGAAAATCAAATAGGGAAAACTCCAGATGAAATAGAAAGATTTTTCAAGTTCCAGGGTGTAAATAATGTGGCAGAATTCTTAAATAATAACATATCAATCTCGTCTTTCCTCTATGAAAAAATAAAGGAACTACACTAATATGGATACTTGGAACGTAAATGATTCATGGTGTGATGGATACATTAATGTATGTAGATCAGCGGTAATAGATGATAAATATTTCAATACATTCAAATCCAACCCAGCTTACAATGTTATATTAGAACATTTAGATTACAATCAAGGACTTTCTTATATTCAAGAAATAGAGAAAGATGAAGAGATAATCTCTCAAATAGATAGATTTAAAGAAAATGACATTTTAGGTGGATCAAATCTACAAGATTACAGTAATAAAAATATTGGATATATTTCTCCATCAACTCTTAGATACGTAAAAGTATTATGCGATTTACGCAATTTGTTTGGCAGTTTAAATAATTATAATATATGCGAAATAGGCGGTGGATATGGCGGTCAATGCAAAATAATAGATATATTTTTTGATATCAACTCTTATACAATAGTTGATTTAGAAGACGTAAACAAACTATCAAAACTTTACTTAGAACGTATAGGATTGAACACAAAGATCAAGCATCTAACATATCCTATTGTAGATAGCAATAAATACGATTTAATTATAAGTAACTACGCTTTCTCTGAACTACCCAAACATGTACAAGATAATTATATGCCTATCTTGCAAAATTCTAAGCATGGCTATATAACATTTAATAATAGCTCTACTGATAGTAGAATAACATATCATGCAAATGATATACAAAATATAATAAAAAATTCTAACACTACTAAAGAAACTCCAGAAACATTATATAACAATTTAGTATTATATTGGTAATTATGAAAGTAAAAGGAATAAACGGTAAAGAGTATACTTGGAATCTAACCGGATATGACGTTTTTAATGATGACAAGCGTAAAAGATCAAAATACCATATTCGGGCTAGAAATCTATTAAAAGAAATCTACAATAGTTATAGAATACTTGAAGAAGTAAAGTTGCCTGGAAGCACAGCACTACATAGAAAATCTGTACTGTATCTTGACTTTTACATCCCTTCTATTAAACTAGGAGTGGAGGTCCATGGAGAGCAGCACTATGAATATAATCCATTTTTTCATAGGAGCAAAGCAGACTTTATAAAAGGTCAAGTACGTGACGATGACAAAATACTGTGGTGTGAACTTAATGAAATTGAACTAATAACCCTAAAATATTCAGAAAGCGACGATGAGTGGCGAAAAAGAATTAAAGGCATCTGATAAGCTAGCAGAACATATATCATCTATTAATGATTATATAAATAGCAGCAATACTAAGTTTTCTTCATTTAGAGAAGAATATTTGATGGTTGCTGACTTGTCGTTAGATCAATTAAGAAAAAGCTCACAGCAAGAATTATTTGATGCTGCGTATTTACTATACGGATATGCTACATATATTCAAGATGAAATAAATAAGAATAAGGTCGCACTTAATTGGTGTAACGATCAGATGGAAAAGATGATAGTTAAAAATCAGCATGAATTTGGTCAGTATACGAAACATGAATCTAAAAAACATATTCTTGCTAATAGCAACTCTTATGCTGCATCGCTTGAAAACATGAGAGAAATAGCAGAGGCAAGACTGCAATCACTAGATGGCAAAGTGTTTGAGTTAAAAAGAAAAGCAGATATTCTTCTTGAGAGAGGTAAACGATCATGAGTATGAATGATTTTATAAACATGCTCAACGATGAGCAAAAGCAAGCTTTATTAAAAGCACTAATTGGCGATAGCCCAACAGTATCTAGCGTTCCAGAAGAAGTAAAGAAGGAAAGCATAAAGAAAATACAACCTTCCACGCCGCCTGTAAGCGTGAATGAAGATTTTACAATGTTCAAACAGGATAGTAATTCTAATACTAGGAGAAAAGAAGCCGTGAGAGCTAGAAAGAATGAGTGGGTTGACACAGGTGAGTTTCACGATATAGAGACACCAAAGGGCGAAAGAACGCCACGCAAACGCCCTCCTCATAAAAAGGCAGAAGTAGAGTGCCACGTATGTGGCAAAACTTTTAAAGAAGATTCAAGATATATACATGGAGAATATTACCGCTGCAATCGCTGCACCGGTCGATAAAATGGAAACTAAATTATCTGATATAGGATCAGAACGTGCGGTATTAGCCGGTCTGATGCAATATGGTATAGATGCTTATGTTACAATATCAGATATTGTGACACAAGATACATTTATGCATCTAAATAATCAAATATTATTCAAGTGCATAGAGAAAATTATACTGAACGATCAGACTGTAGATATACCTTCTATATTGTCTGCTTCTGAGCAGTTGGATTTGCATGAAAGCGTCAATACTGATCAAGAGTTGAAGTACATTAAATCACTGGTTGAATTTCCAATCAATAAAGATAATGTATTTCACTTTGCTATACAGTTAAAGAAGTTTGAATTCGCACGTAAAATTAAATCTTTGACCGCGAAGATACACAAAGATATTGATAACGTAACTGGTTCAGAGTCTATCAATGAAATCATTCAAATGCTAGAAAGTCCAGTTACAGACTTTCTGCGAGAAGATGACAGTGGAGATTTGCCAGAAAAAATTGGTAAGAATATAGAAGAATACCTTGACTTCTTGGAAAATAACAAATGTGATATAATAGGAATACCAACGGGCTTCAACAAGTATGATGAAGCTATAGGTGGAGGTCTGCGTAGAAAATGCGTTGACTTAATCTCTGCCAGACCAAAGGTTGGTAAAAGTGTCTTTGCTGATAATGTTGCTCTCAATGTATCTTCAAAGCATATTCCAGTTTTGATGCTTGACACTGAGATGAGCAAAGAAGATCATCTTAATCGTTTATTAGCAAATATTAGTGGCGTACCCATTAATGAAATAGCAACTGGTAAGTTTGCTGACGATGAAGATAAAAGATCAAAGATTTTCGAAGCTATGAAACTTATAGAATCTATTCCTTATAGTTATGTAAGCGTTGCCGGAAAGCCATTTGATCAAATTTTAAATCTCATAAAGCGATGGGTTATGCAGGATGTTAAGACTGATGAAAATGGTAAAACCAACAATTGTTTAATAATATATGATTATCTTAAATTGATGTCATCTAGCTCTATCACAAATAATATACAAGAATATCAAGCACTTGGTTTCCAGATCACTTCTCTACATAACCTATGCGTTAAGCTAGACATTCCATGTTTATCGTTTGTACAGTTGAACAGAGATGGTATAACTAAGGAAAGTACAGATGCTGTCTCTGGATCTGACAGATTAATATGGTTATGTACCTCTTTTACAATTTTTAAGATTAAGTCTCCAGAAGAGTTGGCAGAAGATGGACCAAATGCTGGAAATAGAAAATTAGTTCCAATAGTTTCTAGACACGGTGCTGGTCTAGATGATGGTGATTATATTAATATGGTTATGCAAGGCTCACACGCGAAACTAAGAGAACTAAAAACAAGAAATGAATTCAAGAATCAGCCAATCGGAGATACAGGATTAGTTGATCAAGAGTCACTAGAGAAAATAAAAATCAATGGACTTACACAAGATCAAGAATAAGCTTAACGAAAAGGCTGAAGATATTTTTTCAAAGCTAGGTATGAAATATGAGACACTAGGAGATAATATATATTGTAGTTGCCCCGTACACGATGGAAGCGATAATCCTAGAGCATTTTCATTTTCTAAACAAAAAGGTATCTGGAAGTGCTGGACTAGAGATTGCCAACAAGAGTACAGAAATGATATCTTTGGCGTGATTCGTGGATATTTGTCCAGAGAAGCTGGTAAAGATGTTGGCTTTAAAGAAGCATTAAAATGGTCATGTAATTTTTTAGGTGTTAATAGCAAGATTAAATCAGCATCAGTACCTAATGATGAAAATGATTTTTCTAAACTAGTAAACACTATAAAATCAGATATAAATTTATGTAAAGAATGTCAAGAAATATCTATAGATTATTCTAGTATTGTTCCATCTAAGTATTTTTTGCATAGAGGATTTGCAGAATCTACTCTAAAATATTTTGATATTGGCGATTGCAATGATAGATCATCAAAGTTATTTGATAGATCAATAATTCCTATTCACAATGATGATGGCAATAAAACTATAGCTTGTATAGCACGATCAATTAAAGAATACAAAACACCAAAGTTTCTCATAACTCCAAAGGGGTTTGATAAAAGATTCTTTTTTTATAATTACCATAGAGCAATAGAACATATAAACAGAACATCGTCAGTAATACTAGTAGAGGGGCAGAGTGATGTTTGGAGACTATATGAAGCTGGTATATATCAAGTCATGAGTTTATTTGGAAGAACTCTTAGCAAAGAACAAGAATATAAATTATATAAATTATCTATTACGCACGTTGTTGTTTTATTGGACAATGATCAAGCGGGAAGAGAGTCAAAAGTTCAAATTCAAAGACAGTTAAATAGAATGTATAAACTATCATTTCCAAAAATTATTACCAAGGATGTTGGAGAAATGAGCGTTGATCAAGTACGGCAAATCATAGTTCCACAGATCAAAGGATTAGTTAAATGACAAAAATCATTGGTATTTCTGGTCGTAAACAGGCTGGAAAAAATACTATAGCAAATTATATCAATGGAGATATTCTAAAAAATAAATCTATGATACAAGACTATCATATAGATGACAATGGTAGTCTTAATATAAAGACCGTAGACAATGATCATAACTCTGGATGGGGCATTTTTGATGTTACCAGAAAAGATGATATATTTGTTGATTATGCAGAAAGAGAACTGTGGCCTTATATCAAGGTATATCATTTTGCAGATCCACTGAAGGAAATGTCTATTAACATATTTGGATTAAATCCACTAAATATATATGGCACAGACCAACAGAAAAATGAATTAACCACTCTAAAGTGGGAAGAAATGCCAACAGAAACCGACAAAACAGGTTTTATGTCTCATAGAGAATTTTTAGAATACTATGGAACTAAAGTTATAAGAAAGATTAAAACTGATGCCTGGGTCAATGCTACTCTAAACAAGATTACAAAAGAAAAATCAGAGATATCTATTATACCAGATGTCAGATTCCCAAACGAAGTAAAAGCAATACAAGACTTGGGCGGTATTGTCGTTAGACTAACACGCGATATGTTTAATAGTAAATCAGAATCAGAGTCAGCTTTAGATTCAGATAGGTTCGATTGGGCTAAGTTTGATATCCTAATAGATAATCACAATATGACTATGAATGATCTAGTTGTATATTTACAGTCAAAAACTTTTTGGAGATAATTCATGCTTGTTACATATATCAGATCATCTAGTTATAATAATTATGCTTACTGTCAAATGCAATATTTTATCACATATGTTTTGGGTTATCAACCAGATAGTGGCAAAAAGGCAGAACTAGGAACAATAGTACATAAAGTATTAGAGGTATTAGCTAAACTAAAGCGATATCAGCAGGATAATGAAAAGAAAATTAAACTTTCAATTGTTGATGATGCATTAGGTGAAGTATCCGTAAAAAGGAATGAATTCCTTCAAAGCTATATAGTGGAACAATTAATTTCTAAGAGCTTTG